GTAACAAAGTGGCCTAGCTGCAAACCACCTAAAGGTAAGTGCATGAGCGAAGATCACATATTAACGCGGTGGGACTATTATGTGACTGTCACAATGGCAGAGAACGACATTCACATGAAAACAGTCGGTAAAGCTACCTGGCATGACATCGAGAGAGCCAAGGTAATCGGCAAGAAGGGTGGTCAAGGCCACCACAAGAAGGGCAAGTACTTCGAAGCATCAAAGAAGCGCAAAGCAAAGACACCTACCCGGAACAGCTATGTCCATAATGCGTAGTAAGAAAGACCAGGTAAAAAGCCCCAGCCATTACACCAGGTGGGCAATCGAGCCCATTGTGTACATCATGCAAAACAACTTCGAGTTCTGGCGTGGCAACGTCGTCAAATACGTGAGCCGCGCTGGGTCCAAGATGTACGACGGGCAAGACATAACTCAATCAGAAATCACAGATCTAAAGAAAGCCATCCGCTACTGCGAGATGCGTATTAACCAACTTCAAGGGAAAGAACCAAATGACGACGAGTAAGAACACTATCGACCTACCAACAGACTACCAGAGCTTTATCCACGCCAGCCGTTACGCACGGTGGTTACCTGAGTTAAACAGGAGAGAGACCTGGACGGAGACAGTTGATAGATATGTCGGCAATGTGATTGCTCCGGCGTTACACTCAACGGATTTATCTTTCGATGAGATCTATGAAATGCAAAATAAGCTACGCAGTGCAATCCTCGAGCAGAAAGTAATGCCATCGATGCGCTGCTTGCAGACAGCTGGACCAGCCCTCGATAGAGATAATACCGCTGGTTACAACTGTAGTTACACGCCCGTCGATCATACAAGAGTATTCGACGAGGTCCTGTACATATTGATGTGTGGAACGGGCGTGGGCTTCTCAGTCGAGAAGAAGTACGTCGATGCTTTGCCAGTGATCCCTGATTTCTTACTCGAGAAAGACGTAGAGATTGCAGTGGAAGACAGCAAGGAAGGATGGGCAGACGCATACCGCCAGCTAATCGAGGAGCTTTACCAGGGCAGCATCTGCTCCTGGGATGTGTCTAAGGTCAGACCATACGGAGCACGTCTGGAGACCTTCGGTGGTCGCGCTAGTGGCCCCGGTCCATTGGTTGCCCTATTTGAGCACACAGTAGATATCTTTCGAGGCGCAGCTGGTCGTAAACTTAAGCCCGTCGAAGTGCACAGTCTGATGTGTAAGATCGGTGACGTCGTCGTTAGCGGTGGTGTACGTCGGTCAGCTATGATCAGCCTCAGCGACCTCGACGACACAGAAATGAGAGACGCTAAGTCAGGCGAGTGGTGGATTAGTAACCCACATTACAAGCTGTCAAACAACTCAGTGGCATACGAAGGCAAACCAACTGCCCTGGAGTTTATGGGTGAGTGGGCTGCACTAGCTGCCAGTGGCTCAGGTGAGCGCGGTATCTTTAATCGCAAGGCTGCACAGTGGAAGTGTGAAAGAGAGAACAAGAGAGACCACATGTGGGAGTTTGGCACTAACCCATGTTCGGAAATAGTGTTGCGAGGACAGCGCATAAAACAAGTGTGGGATGCTACCAACGATCAGTGGGAAACTTATGGCGAAGTAGGCACAGGCGGTCAGTTCTGTAACCTGACAACTGTCGTCGTTAGATCAGATGATGATGTAGGAACATTAGCCGAGAAGATACGTCTAGCAACGATCCTGGGAACCATCCAGGCGACCAAGACACACTTCCCGTACCTTCGTGATTGCTGGCGCAATAACACTGAGGAAGAAGCTCTGCTTGGCGTAAGTATGACGGGCATCCGAGACAACAAGTTACTTAGTGGTCGCACTAAGGAAAACTTACCTCAGGTACTTACACAGCTACGCATGTTAGCTGAGACAACCAACAAGGTCTGGGCTGCACGGCTTAAGATTAATCAGTCGGCAGCTGTCACTTGTATCAAGCCAGAAGGGACCTCAAGTCAGCTGACGAATACATCTGACGGTATCCACGCTCGACACAGTGAGTATTACATACGGACTGTCCGAGCAGACAACAAAGATCCTATCACTAAGTTTATGATTGACCAGGGCATCCCATGTGAGCCTGACATCACGGCTCCTGACACTACAACTGTCTTTAGTTTCCCTGTTCAAGCACCAAAAGGATCAGTCACTAAGAGTAACGTCAATGCCATCGATCAGCTAGAGTTGTGGCTGATGTACCAGCGTTACTACTGTTCGCATAAACCCTCAATTACGGTTGATGTTGCTGATGAGGAGTGGCCCGGTGTCGGAGGATGGGTCTACGATCACTTCGACGAGATGTCTGGCGCAGCGTTCTTACCTAAGTATGAGCACACATATAAACAAGCGCCATACCAGAGCGTCGACAAGAAGACATATGACGCCGCCCTGGCTAAGATGCCTAAGCACATCGATTGGGATCTACTGGCAGACTACGAGTCAGGCGACACAACTAAAGGTAGCCAGACCCTGGCTTGCACTGGTGGTGTCTGTGAGATTGTAGACGTCGAAGCAGCATAATCTTGAAGTCTTCAGTTATGTTTATTATCTATGTCTAATGAGAAAACAACACAAAGACTTTATAGATGCACATAATGAGATGCTGAAGACTGCATCACCAATTCAACAGAAACGGAAGATCGAACACTTCCCGACTAGTGGCTCAGACTTACGCAAAGTTAGAGAACAGATGGTCAAACGCTTTGTGCAAACACAGATGCAAATGGAATTGCAGATGTATTGGGACAAGAAAGAGTGGATGCTCGACAGTGACCTTTGGGCGTTCTTTGGAGCTTCCAGGGAACGCTCTGCGATCTTTCATTTGTTTAACTTAGACGGTAAGCCGCACGGCTGGACTGTCAACATGGTTAGCGAGTATCTCAACCGTGATCGATCAGCTGTCAGTCGAGATCTGACAGAGTGTCACAATTTAGGTTATATTATACGTAACAAAGAGCCTGGTAAACAGCGGTATTACTTACCGACAGAACGCCTGTTGAACAATGGCACTTGGTATGCTGAGTACTACGTAGACCTTAATTTATCTATGGAAAATGAGAAAGACAGACGCTTGTTCTTTGACTACAGGAAAGCAGAGCGACAAGCCCTCGGTAAATAGCTTAAAGCTATATAAATATGACAGTCTATCACATTGTATCAGTGTGCCTGATGTCTTACATTAAGTTCACCACATACAGAAAGACCTGAGTGTGACGCTTGCACGTAGCGAGGTCAACTGCTCAGGTCTCCATCGGTTTAGCCACCGACACACTATAGATAGGTACATATGTACACTATTACAATAGTTTATCTTTTTGTGTGTCTTTCGATGGAAAGTAATTAGGGACCCCTTACGTAGGTACACGCAATGTGTGACCTTGTTTCTCCCCCGACGTCGTGGTGGATACATATGATCCTTCCTCCCAGATCACATGTGTCCACCAAGGCACCATCACATCGAACACAGCATATGAAGGACATATGACACATGCTAAAGACTAGCTTCGGAATAACCCTGGCACCTAACCAGGTTGGACATGAGTTCACCTGGGTGGACGATAGACATGACTACAAGGTCACATCTGATACAACTAAGGACGGACTGAAGATAGATACTGCATTGGATACTGTTGAGAAACAACAGACTACTGAGGTGTAACCACAGTGTAACCGAGGTGTTACCGAGGTTTGACCAGAGTGTTACCGAGGTTTGACCAGAGTGTTACCGAGGTGGAGACTTAGGTCCCCATTTGTAATCAAAAGAAATACACCTTAGCCAGACAACAATCGCTAATGTCTAATGTCCTACCATCGAGACACCATCAGATCATACCATTGCAGATCGGATAGTATATCCGCTCCAGCATAACCTATTGATATCATTAGTAATCAATGTCTAATCCAATGAATGTCTAATGAATCAATGACTTTAGTGGGTCCCATGTCAGACATTTGACCCCCAGGTGGTCTAATCAATCAATGGATTTCAAAAGACCGCTAAAGGTTGTTCTTGTTGTTGTTGTTGTCAGACCTTTTTAAGCAGAACCCCAGTCCCACAAAAGTCCCTCTTACGGTTCTCATTAGTCAACCCCAGAAAACACACCAGGAGTCCCCGTCATGG